TCCGTCTTGATCTGGAGGCGGCCTCTGTACTCATCAGAGTCAGAGAACACAATGCTGTCAATTCCGTTGCCCTTGAGGTTCTCAAACTTGAACGTAATAGTTCTGTCTTCAGCAGGAGGATCATCTTCATTTGAGTCATGAATGGTAACGTCTACTACTCCATACTGGTTAGCATCGTCATCATCTACATCAACTTCCTTGAAAGCATATGTCTCAAGCGTTTCAGATACTGCCTGCATATCAGCAACAGCATCAAGAACCTGGTCAACAAGGTTTTCTGTTACTTCGCCGATATTGTCAGCTTCTTCGTAATCTGTTCCGTCAAGGATTTCGCCGCAGGAACACCACACCGTAGGAATAACAACCGTTGTGTTGGCACCATATACGCCGATAATCAGATTGACTCCTGCTGTAGCAAGGCACTCAACCGGAACAGTAATCTGATTGTTCTCATTGACAAGAACAGTCTTTGTGATATTGCCGGCTCTGCAAACTGCCGTCTTGCCTAACGTGTTCCATTCAGGGGAGAACGTAAACTTTACAACCGGCACATTAGTCATGCCAGCAGTCAAGGTCACGCCCTGAACTAACGTAGCGTCAGCTTGCGATACTGCAATTTTAATCGTTGGTGTTGTCATTTACTCACCTCACAAAATTTCCGGCGGTACTTCACCGGTTCGTGCTATTGCTCTTTGCATTGCTCCATTGCCGCTGCCTGTCGGTATCTCCATCTGTGGCTCTACTTGCTCTGCCATCTCACCGTTTCCCATATCAGTGGGTGGAAGTGGGGGAGCAGCACCGCCAGGAACAATAGGAGCAGACAATCCCTGTGCATCTTCTCTTGCTCTGACTGCTGCAAGAAGTTCTCCCTTCTTCGGCATGAAGTCTTCCGGAAGTCTGTCAAGATATTCAGAAGCAAGGATTCTGCCATTCATCAGCAGATTGTCCATAGTCTGAATTGCAGCCGTTTCACTCCAGTATGTAGAAGCACCAACGTCAAGCTTCAAAGTGAACGGATGTTCTGCAAGCTGCGAGAAGTCAAACATCACCTGAACAGTTTCAGGAACAGGCTGTCCTGCAAATCTGTAGGCATCAGCCTCCATTGCTGTGGGAGGAACAAGAACAGGACGTACACCGTAGTTTGCTGTCATCAGGTCAAGATCAATTCTGAACGAGTCCTCAATGCAGTCATACAGATTGTGCTTCGTCATCTCATGCGGAGTATTAGAAGCTCTCTGCAATGCGATAATTGCCGAAGTGTTGTCCGGCCTTGTATCGCCCATTGCTACATCTGTAGCACCCATGTTCTGCTCTGCCATCTTTACGGCAAGCTCAAGCAACTGGAACACTTGCGGCTGCACCGGAGCGGGATCAATATTCTTTGCTACATTGTCTACATTCCCTGTAACAGGAATTGCAGAGCCAACTGCGTTATCCCATCTGCCTATCCTTGTCTTGTCATAGATAACCTTGCCGAAAGCAGAACGCATAAATGAAAGCTGAATCATCGCCCACATCTTATTGACAAATATCTGGTTCGGTATCAGGCCTGTAATCATTGCCTCCCCATGATAGCTGTCTTTGATAATATCCCAGTTCAGCCAGGATATAGGATAAAGCTTGCAGCCTGTATCCCACGGCTCTCTGATTTCGCCCGTCTGCGTTGATTCATACGCCCAGATCGTTTCTGTCTCATCATCACGGTACAGGAGGAGGAGAGTAGTCACTTTGTTATCGCCCATCTGATACGGCTTCTTGTCTACACTCTTGATCTCTTCGTCCGGCTGAATGTCCTGCCAGTCTTTTGATCCGTTTGCTTTCGCACGTTTCTTTGCATCTCTGACAAACTCACGGCTTGAGATAATGATATACGGCTGACTCTGTACATCTCTGTCCTGCGGATTGCCGAAGAATACTCTGTCATTCTCGACAATCTCTTTCTTGATAGCACCCATGATCTCGGTGCCTTCAATCCACATTCCTGTATGTACGTCTGCATCCCAATAAGAATACAAACAGCCGTCACCATCTACTGCGGCATTTCGTGCAACATTCTGAGCCAGCTTCGGAATGTTGTTTCTTTCGCACAGACTCTGAAACTCTGCGTTCACTACTGCAATCATTCTGTCAGCATACTCTTTGTCTTCAATGCCTGCCGCTGCCATCTGAGAGGCAAGAACCGTGATTCTGTCAGACGTGATTGACGAAACAATGAAGCCGATAACTCTTTTCAGGAAGTTGTATACCGGAGTAGGAAGTCCGTTGCTAACAACACCTTCCCACTGCTTGCCTATGAAGAAATCCTCATTCGTTTTGACGATTTTATCAAGGCCGAAGTCATCATTGAAACGCAACCCTTCTTCGTACAAATCCCAGGCTATCTTTACATCAGGCTTGTCTGATTCGCCAAAGAGAAGTAAATCCTTGTCTTTCAATTATCATCACCTTTTTTTGTAACTCCGGGCTGGAAGTTCAGGATATTGTTCAGCCCATCGTTAAAATCTTCTTCGCTCTTTCGTGCAACCTTTGCAGCTTCTGACCATTCTGCCATTGCTTCTCTTGCTGTGTTCATCAAATCATCAAGATCATTTACTTTTGTGCCGATTCCCTGAAGTTCTACTTCATACTCAACGGTCTTTGCGCTGATTCTTGAAATCAGTTCCATGCACTTGTCCATACTGTCATCAAGTTCTGCAAGGCTTCTTTCATTCTGCGCTGAATGAAGATGAATCTTCATGTCCAGTCTCTTGATTGATGTGTACAGGAACCAAAATGCACCAAGTCCGGCAATGGCAAAAATACCAAGTGTGTAATAAATAATCTCCATGTTTCTCCTTACTTGAACAGTTCAGCAGTTTCTTCTGACTGTTTGATCGTTATCCTCCTGTCCGGTTTCTCTGCTGCCTTTTCGGAATAACCGCCGTTCTCCGGCATGGCAAGAGCATTTTTACATCCTTGAGCGCACTTTGGGTCTATTACCATCTTCCTAACCAATGCACTCTCTCGTTTGTCTTTGGCATAATCCAATATCTCCTGGTATTCATATGCCTTGTCTCCTGTGATTTCCGGATCACACAAGTCTGCAATGTCCTGTTTTGTTACCTTCAGGTATATACGCATCCCTGCATAGTCTGCGAATACTCTCTTCTCTTCGCACTCCTGAAAGTAATCGTCTATCTTATTCCTAAACACTTTCGGATCACTGTATGTCGGTTTTCTTCCTCTTGTCTCAGGCTTTTTTGCTTCTGCCATCGTTTCCCTTTCTCAGCTTGCAAGATAGCTGGCTGTAGGCTCACCGCCTGTCATGTATGTCTCATAGTTCTCTTGTTTGTCAAAGAAGTCATCTTCTTCTACTTCCTCAACGGGTTTCTCAGCTTTCCTAACTCGGCTGATTATGTAGTACCTACACATATCCGGATTATGTGTTATTTCATGCGGCTCTTTCGCACAGTCATTAAGATTCTTCTCGTCTGCCTGTATATCCTTTAAGTCGGATATTACTTTCTCGCACGTATTGAACACCATGAATCCCGGCAGTGTTTCCGGTGCTTCTCCGTTCCTTGCAGCATACACGTTCCGTACATAACTGTCTTTCAGCGCAATAGGAGTCATTGCTTCTTTCATCAGCATATGGCCTTGTATCCTGTTCCTGTCCGCACTTATCATGTCGATTCCTGCGTTCAGAAATGTCTCGGCTATCATTCGCCCTGAATCTTTCGCTCTGCTCCATAAATCCCACGGTGCATAAGTCGCAGCTATGTGTTCATTCGGCAGCGTATGATCTTTGATCGCCTGTGCAGCTTTTGAAGCTATCAGCTCTCTCTCTTCATACGCCCTGTACAGCCAATGCCTGCCGTCTTCATCAACAGCCCACCAGCCAACAGCAAGGCGGTCAAGACCATAGTCAAAGCTTCGGTATCGTACCCAGTGTTCCGGCACCTTGAACGGATCACAAGTATGTACTCCGGAAGTGAACTCTTTGAAATAATTGCCGCCCAGAATGTTCCAGTCACCATAACGGTACGCCCTCATCAAGTCAGGAGGCATATTCGCAAGGTTTCTGAGATATGCCGGCGATTTCTTCAGCATCACCTGGTTATCGTCTACCGTTGCAAAGATGAATGAGTAATCATCCGGATTTTCGTTCTCTTCAGGATTCGCACAGTTCGTCTTGTACTGCCTGTCCACAAAAAGCCTTTTGACCCAGCGGTGTCCGACCCCTCCGGGGTTGGTAGTTAAGTAAAAGCGTTTAGGTATGTCATTCGTACCTCGCAGACAGCCTCCAAGAAAGTTGAACGCACGTTCTGAAAACTGAGTTGCCTCATCCATGAATATCCAGTCATACTCAAGTCCGTTATACTCGTCCTCTGACTGCTCACCAACCCAATGTCCGAATTTGATCGTTGACGGCTGCTTGCCATCTCCTAAATCAAACGTCAGTATCTTGTCTCTATCGTTATACGTGCATATCTGCAACGGTGCTACCAACGCCTTGATCGGATTAATGTGGTTCTGCTGTAACTCCGGATAATGCGCTCGCATAATCAGTATCTTTATCCCCGGATACTGTAATGCTCCTCCTACAGCCTTGTGCTGTACAAACCATGTCTTGCCGCCGCCTTTAGCTCCACCGTAGGCCGTGTATAACGTCCGTGCTAAAAACGCTTGCCTCTGTTTCTCATTCGGCGTTCCTAACTCCCACGTTATCTCTCCACTGTTTCCTCGGTTACTACCAAGTCTGGCGATACGGCACCACCTCTCTCTAAAAGGTTTTTCACTGTTTTATTATTTTTCCTGCGCTATTTTCAGAAAGGGGATACGCCCCTTTTTCCGTACCCCCCTTAGAGATTCTCACTCCGCTGTTTGTTCCATCCCAATGAGAGTGTCTCACTCGTCACAACAGCCCTGGGGAAGTATTGAAGGAGAAAACCGCACATGAGAAACCTACGTGTCAAGTAATTATACTTGTCATGTGTTTATTATATGCACATTCTTCCCATTTTGTCAAGTAAATTCACTTGACGTCTTGAAAGCTCTGCGTTAACACATGGGAAATATATATATATACATATCATTCGACCCCACCCACTTTTTCCGGTACCCCGGGTTCCGGGATCACCAACCACACTTGAAGAGAGAGAAAAACACCACACCACGCCAGGCCGCCTCCTTAAAGCCCCTGGAGCAGCAGGCAGCAGCTTTATGGGGGATAATATCGTTCAACATATATTATGCGAGATTTTTATGTGCCTTCTCCGTATGATAGAAGCTTAGTTATAATGCTGTCGATATGATAAAGGCAAAAACAAAGCCTGATCCGTTATCTGTCCGTCACTGGCAAACACCAGAGAAGCAGAACAGTCAGCCGGAGCAGGCGAAAAGCAGAATAGTTAAACAACTCTAATCAACGTTGCAAATGCAACGAGGCGAGAAAATCAAAACGAAGGTCTTGACCTCTTTATATCATAACGAGTATATAACGAGTAAAGTAATATATAAGCTATACAAAGCAGCAGGCGGCGAAAGAATAACGAGAATAATATATATAATATAAATAATAACCGGATACATTTTAAAAACGCTGCGAAACGAGGCCAGCGACGGCGATCAGTAACGAGATAAACGAGAAAAAATATATATATAATAGTCCAGAAAAAGACATAAAAAAAGAGAGGTAAATTCTACCTCTCAATTTTATTTATTCTGTTTCATTTTTAATTCGTTCCGGCGCTGCCGCTCTGGCTCTTCCTGTATTCTTCCATGAAATCGTCTACGGCTTTTCTCATGATCTGCGAAGGCGTAACGCCTGAAGCTCTGCAAGCTTCTTTTATTTCTTCTGCATAAGATCGCCGGAGCCGTATAGCTAAGTTACACATATTCTGACGATCCCATTTATAGTTGCTTTTCTTCTTAGCTTCAGATATAGCCATATTTCTATTTTCCTTCCTTGTGTAATAGCTTATTCATTATATCATGAGGGGACACTATTGCATAGTGTACAAGTTGCACAAAAACAGGCACGATAAAACAGTGCAATTTTGTGTACTTTTCCGATATTGACCGCACGATTGAATCGTGCTTATAATATAAGCGTCGAAAGGAAAACCGCCGAGCCTGAGATACAGGACGGCAGGCCTAAAGGCCGGAAAGGAAAATAAAATGGCAAAGAACTTCAGCAGCGCAGCAGATAAAAAAGACGTATATCAGGACGTGACAAACCGCATTATTGCAGAACTTGAGAAGGGGAAAATCCCTTGGCTCAAGCCGTGGAGTGTGACGGGCGGCCTTGCAAAGAGCTACAGCACCGGAAAGGCTTACAGTCTGGTTAATCAGTGCCTGCTTGGCTGGCATGGTGAATATGTTACCTATCCTGAAGCTGCAAAAATGGGCGGTCATGTAAAGAAGGGCGAGAAGGGAACTCAGATCATTTCATGGGCAAAGATTGAAAAAACGATTGATATTGAGACAGAAGACGAAGACGGAAACACTGTCACAAAGACAGTCAAAAAAATGATCTTAATGCCTAAGTATTATACTGTCTTTGAGATTGACCAGTGCGAAGGCCTTGAACGCAAAGTTACAGAAGAGCCGAAGAAATACGGCAACACCCCAATAGAAGCAGCCGAGAATATTATCACGGATTATGTGACCCGTTCCGGCATTAAGTTCACCCAGAGCGGCGGCAACAATGCTTTTTATAGTCCTTTATGGGATTCCGTAACAGTTCCGGAGATCAGCCGTTTTGAGAAAGTAGAAGAGTATTACAGCACGTCATTCCACGAACTCACACATAGCACCGGGCACAAATCCAGATTGAACAGATTTTCCGGCGAAGATGAAAATGCAGCTTTTGGCAGTGAGTCCTATAGCAAGGAAGAGCTTGTGGCAGAGATCGGAGCTGCAACCCTTTGCAATATCTCAGGCATTGAAACAGAATCCAGTTTTCGCAATTCGGCAGCTTATGTCCAGGGCTGGCTTAAAGCTCTGAAAGATGATAAGAAATTTATTATCAGTGCTTCAGCCAAAGCAGACAAAGCAGTCAACCTGATCCTTGGTATTGCCTAATGAATATCGGACTTTTAGCTTTTGGTTTTGCGTTTGTGTTTGGTGCCGTTGCTCTGATCGGCGGCACCGAATCAAACGAAAAGAAACCGGAAAAGACAGTTAACTATAACAATATATACCGGGCTTTGAATCCTGAAGAATTTTGAGGAGGTTTTGAAATGGCTTTTACTATGAAAGTTTCCGAATCGGAAAAGATTATTGATCGTTGGATTGACCAGGCAGCCGAAATCATTGAGACTATGACCGGAACGAGGCCGGACAATGACAGCTTGCTTTATGAGCTTGCAGATTGCGAGTGGATTATATGCGGCGGTTTTTCGGAAGATGAGGAAGAGCTTATAGATATGGCGGCGGCTCTCCGGCAGCTTTCGTATATCGTAGAGCGAACCATTGAAAATATAAGAGCAGAACAGGAGGATTGAGAGGCTTTTGCCTCTCTTTTCTTTTGATTTTTGGTAGTAGTTTTGAAGTAATTTTTCAAATTTGGTAGTAGTTTGGTAGTAATTTTCTTTGTCAAAAGTGAGAAATATTCTCAAAATTGAGAAAATTTATTCAAATCTGACAGGCTTTAAATGTTCTTAAATCTTTGAGAAATGGCAAAAACAGCACTATTTTCAAGCAAAAATATATTAAAAACCCCTAAATCCTCAAAAGTAAGAATTTAGGGGTATTTTATGCGCGAGGCGGGACTTGAACCAACCTCGCACAAATTGTTTTTCCCGTAACCACGGCCTTTTCAGGCACTTGTTTTTCGTTTGGTAGTAGTTTTGTAGTAATCTTTCATCTTTTTAGCGTCTTCTGATATTGCAGTATTTGAGACTTTAATATATATCTTATGCACTACAGGGGAGCCAGGTTTCCAGCCGCCGACTGCACAGATTGTCTCTTCCTGCCATTTCAGATATGCGGCAAGGCTGGCGAATGATCTTCTGAGATCGTGCAGCGTGACAATCGGCAGGCGGTTTTTTGTGCAGATATTTTCTATATGCTCTCTGACTGTTGTTTGCTTTGGTATTACAGCACGGCCTGATTTTGGAATGATCTGGAGCAGCCGTGGAATTATGATAGGCACAACCCTTGTGCTGGTACTGTTTTTGTTAGTCTCTTTATCAATCCACTTGTTATGCTTATCTCTGACAGTAGCACCACGAACTATGATGCCGTCTTTTGTTATGTCCTTTACATCCAGGTGGTACATCTCAGAGGCTCGGAGAGAATGGAGAGCCAGCAATGCAGCCACTTCTGCCGGATCGCCTTCAATGGCTTTTGTAAATACTTTGATTTGCTTATGATCCAGAAAATCTGTTACAGCTTCAGGAACTGCCGGAAGATTGACTTCCGGTATTTTTATATCTGCATAGTTAAGAGATGCCGTCACTAAACCCCATGCGTTTTTGACAGTTTTCGGAGCTTTAAGCTTTGATTCCTCGTTGATTAGTTTCTGATAGTCTATCTTGTTTGCAGGCTCTTCCATGCTTGATTTGAACCTATTTCGGAGGATTTGATCGTATCCTCTGATTGTTGCAGGAGATAGAGTTGCAGAATTGCTGTTTATATAGTCTGTAATAACTTCTTTGAGTGTTGGAGCTGCTGGCTCTGTCTCTCCCTGTTTTGCTTCTGTAACTGCTTTTCTGTATTGTGCTTCAGTCTTTCCGGTAATTGTTATGCGCTGCCCGTTGACCATTACTTGCCCGGAGTATCCGACTTTCCGTTTCTTTGGTTTCGGAATTACTATTTCGTCCTTGTCTCTGATCTGCTTTGTGCCGCACCAATTACAGTATATGCTATTCTCCTGGATTGTCCTCTTGCAGCTTTTGCACTTCATTTCTTGTGATCCTTGTCAAATACAGAATACAGAAATTCTTTGAAACCCTGGAAAGAGAAAGCAAATACCATTAGTGAGAAGAAAAAAGCAAAGACGATACTGAAAGTATCACCTAATCCAAAGTAATTTTTCCCTTGCAGATACATATAGCTCCCAACAAAGCAGGAACCGAGCGCAAGCAACGAAAGAGCAACACTTATAACATTTATAATTAATCTTTTGAGCTTGCTCATTATATCACTCTTTTTCCTGCTTGTTTTCTTTGTCAAGCTCATCTGATAGCTTTGCAAGTATTCTCAGTTTTCCTGCTTTGCTTAGTTCTCTGAAAGTTTCAAGTAATAATACTTCATTCTCTCCGATTGCAAATGCTATCGGAGTTTTTTTAATTTCTGCGCTGTATATTTTCTCAGCCTCAGACTGCTCTCCGTGTAGCAAATAGTCTGGTGTTACATCAAGCACTTTCGCAACCTTTGATAGATTTTCTGCGCTTGGCTGCATACGATCCCACTTGCTAATTAAATTGTTTGAAATGCCAGCAAGGCTTTCAAGCTGCCGTAATGACCGGATGTTTTTCGCTTGCATGAGTTCAAGTATTAGTTCTTTCGTATTAGCCATGATTGCACCGTCCTTAATTCTGAAGTAAATTTACTAAAAAAGGTATTGACAACCACAGCCCTATGTGCTATATTACGCATAGAGTTTCGGATTAATACTTCATTTTGAAGTAAACTTACTATTCTGTTACAACCAATTACAATATAGTATAAATACTTCAAATTGTCAAGCATTTATGCGAAATATTTTGAAAAACGGGAGGTGATTACTTGATCTATGAGAACATTTGCCGCATAGCGAAGAAAAAGGGTATGTCCATTCATCAGCTGGAGCAGAAGGCAGGATTAAAAGGGGTAATCGGCAAATGGAAAAATCAGTTTAACCCCAACATAACGAACTTGAACAAGGTAGCTGATGCTCTCGGCGTTTCTGTCGCAACACTGCTGAGAGAAGAGAAGAAGAAAGATGGTGATTAAATGGCAGGCAGGCCGAAAACAAGAGATTCCATTAAAGGTGAGATTCTTGCCGGCATGGTTAGTCAGAATATCACAGCGGAGGAAATGGCTGATGCCTTAAAGATCAGCATAAGCACGTTTTATCGCCTGCTAAAAAAGCACACTGATTCCTGGACGATTGGACAAGTCAGAACAGCCCTTAAATGCTGCGGCCTTGAATTGAATATCTCTGCAAAAGATTAGATACGCCACAAAGCGCATTGGAACTGAACTGTCAGGCAACGGCTTTGAGTAGGAAGGTTTAGGCGTTGAAAACCATAGTTAAGCTGCGGAACAGTCGAGCTTTGTTTCGCTTAGCGTTGGAGTGGTTTTGATCGGAACGGCAATGGCGAGTAGTAGCAATGTAATGTGTAGGAACAGCTACGAACAGTCAGGGAGTAGCCTTGTTGAGCCCAGATAGGTAAAGGCGGTTCATGGTTCGGCAAAGTCTGGCAGAGGAGAAGCAATCATTGCCACGTAACGGCATAGCACAGTCGAGTAACGGCAATGAAAAGCGTAGAGGGGCAAGGGATAAGATTCGGATTGCACAGCGATGTGAAGGATAGGCGCAGAATTGCTGTAATAAGCAAGGGAATCGCACTACTGAGAGCGGAGCTGTTTTGCAACGGCACTGTTTTGTTTTGTACCGGAATTGTACAGAAACGATCAGACAGTTTTGCTTTGCTTTGGAGTAGCATTGCCTCGCAGCGGATGAGCAAGGCGAGTTGTGGCAGAGTAAGGGAAAAGTGGGGCGTGACATGGCTTTGTTATGGCAAGGTGAGGCGTGGATGCGTGAAGCTGAGGAAAAGAGAAGTGATACCTGGCCTCGGCAAATAACAGTGACGCAAAGGAATTGGATGGCAACTATAGGCCTCGAATCGTTTTGCAGTGGAAAAGACAAGCAAATATAGGCGTAAGAAAATCAAAGTATGGTGCTGATTAGGTTTTAATCCCTTTACGCTAAAACTAAATAATTATAAGTCGAAAGGAAAATTTAACATGGCAAAACTAATTGATGTAAAACTCCGGTTCACTACCCCTGTTCTTGGCGGTATGCCTATGAACGAGGATATATACCGTGACTTCATCGCCTCTAAGGCTCCTGAAGATCAGGACACAGAGGACGAAATTGATGCTCTCACAGTAGATGATGAAATCACAAAGGGAAAAACAACATTTCCCCGTGATGAAGAGGGGTATCCTTTTTTGTTCGATTATCATCTGAAAGGCTTTTTCAAGAGTGCCTGCGGTTTTATGAGAGACCTTAAAGGCACAAAGTCCAGCACATTGAAATCCTACAAGAAAAAGATTGATGGTCAGATTTTCGTTTATCCCCGTGAGATTATGTTTGAAAATGTCACTGAGATCAGAGAATGTCAGCGGCCTCTCCGGGCTCAGACTCCTCAAGGAGAGAGAGTAGCTCTTGCAATCTCTGACGAGATTCCGGAAGGTGCAGAGCTTTCTTTCCAGGTCGAGTGCCTGCAGGACGAACACGAAAAGTTAATCCGTGAATGGCTGAGTTACGGAACACGCAACGGACTCTGCCAATGGCGTAACTCTGGAAAGGGGAGATTCGAAATTCTCAAGTATGATGTTTCGGATGAGAAAGGATTCTGGGAGGAAGAATAAAAAAACGCCATGAGGGGAAAAGCCTCATGGCATAAGTCGAAAGGAATTGTGTGTGGAAAGATACACAGCAACCCATGCGCTTATCATACCACATTCCCTATAGGCTGTCAAGAAAGGAGAACATGAATAGCTTTACAAAGAGACTTGAGTTTGACGAAGAAAGGCACAGATACACTATAGACGGGAAAGAGATTCCGTCAGTTACAGAAATAGTATCACCGCTAACTTCTCAGTTGTATTCCGTTGATTCCGGCGTATTGCTTCAGGCCAAGTACAGAGGAACCAAGATTCATGAATTGTGTGCTGACTATGATCTCGGTGCTTTGACTGAGACAACTCCGATTTCTCCGGATGTAGTTCCGTACCTCAAGGCGTGGCAGGATTTCTGTCATGATTACAAGCCTGAGTGGTTACTCATAGAGCAGCCGATGGCCTGCCGTGATTTCGCCGGCACTGTTGATCGTGTAGGAATCATAGACGGAAACAACGTAATCGTTGACATTAAGACTACCAGTTCAATGAGCAGAGCCAGCAAGATTTCTTTATGCTGCCAGCTTGCAGGATACAATCTGCTATGCAATGAGAATACAGACTATAACATTGCTCTCTGGAACTGCATGGGCGTTCAACTCACGAAAGACGGCAGATACCATGTGATATTTGTGAGCAGAACAGAAGGTGCGTATGACTTCACGTCATATGATCTGTTCAACAGACTATTGCAATTAAACAAAACAGTGAAAGGAGACAGAACTATTGTCACAGAATGAATTGATGGTTGTGCAGACTGAGGCATTGCCAGCAATAGCAGCAAGAAGAGGAAGTGCTTATATCGTCACTTCACCATTGACAGGCCAGGAAGCAAAGCTGAGCCGTAATGTTGACTTCGGTGTAACCGTTGGGAAGAAGCCTTCTCTGTTCAAGAGCGGTGCCGAAAAGATAATCATGGCTTACCAGCTAATGTGCCGGTACAGTATTGAATCCAAGATAGAGCAGATTGATGCTAAAGGTAATGGATTTTTCTACTACTCGGTCAAATGCTCACTGTACAAAGGATTCACTCTCGCTGACGGATCATATCAGGAAGTGGAATACTCAAACGGATATGGTTCTTCAAACACAAACGAATCAAGGAACGGCACGGCTTCAGCTTTCAATGCTGCTAACGCTACTCTGAAAATGGCGCAGAAACGTGCAATGGTGGCGGCTTCTCTTGCGGTATCCGGCTTATCCTCTATGTTCACTATGGATATTGAGGATGAATCAAACGTAACGATGAAAGATATGATTGAGCAGCAGCCAAGTGACGTTATAAACAGCCAGCAGAGAAAACGCATGATTAACGTAGCTGCAAATGCAGGAATGTCTTCACAGCAATTCGGCAAATGGCTGTCAGCAGAAGGTTATCCGAAAACATCTCAAATCAATGTGCAGCAGTTTGATGAGATCGTTGAGCGGTTACAGAAAATGACTATGGAGGAAGAGTAAATGGCAACAGAGAAATTTCATTTCAAACAGGGCGATGTTGTTCAAATTGACAGCACACGCATTGGCAACGGTCAGTATGGTGACTGGCAGTATATAAAGATCAAATCCCCGGATAACAAAACCAATTCTCAGATTTTCCTGAAAGAAATCGTTGAGAATCTTCATGATGGTGATTATGTCCGGTTCGATGAGATTGATGTTTACCCCAGACGTGCAAAAGTTGAGAACACCCGTGGGGAGCTGGCCTGGACAACGATATTCAAGGTTGATGTAAAGGTTTCCCTGGTAGAAGATGCCGGAGGTTTCACTACAGAATTTTCAGATGTAGCAGACGGAGAATTACCGTTCTAAGGAGAGATCATGGCAGAACGCAGAATGTTCACGAAGAAAGTAACTGACGATGATAATTTCATGTCATTAAGTTCTTCTGCACAAGCATTATATCTGCATTTATCTATGGCAGCAGATGATGACGGATTCTGCAATCAGGTATCTGCGTCCATGTTCAAGGCTCATGCAAGCGTACAGGATTTGCAGGCTCTTCTTGAGAAACGATACATCTATCAGTTTGAAAACGGAGTTATTGTCATTAAACATTGGAGAATGGCAAACGCTCTCAGAAAGGACAGATATACACCTACTGCGTTCAAGGAAGAGCTTGCAAAACTGGAGCTAAAAGACAACGGTGCATACACTTGGTTGCCAGATGGTTGCCAGATGGTTGCCGAACGGTTGCCACAGGATAGATTAGGTAAGAATAGATTAGATAAGAATAATAATAACCCCCTACCCCCTAAAGGGGGAAGGAAAGAATTTATTCCACCTACTTTAGAAGAGATAGAACACTATTGCAAAGATAGAAATAGCAGTGTTGATCCTAAAACATTCTATGATTACTTCTCAGCCGGAAATTGGCATGACAGCAAAGGAAACCCAGTAAAGAACTGGAAACAGAAAATCATAACCTGGGAGAAAGGAGCTGCGAATGGAAGAACTCAATCCGTATCTGATAAGAATAAGACAGATAATAGAGAA